TCTCTTACAAGAATCCATGGGTAGTATGTTGCCGTATAACTTGAGTCAATTCCTGTATTATCAAGATTATCAACTGCTTCTTGTGGGTAAATTACCGCTTGAGCGTCAGTTGAATCTGGAAGATACATGTTATAGTCAGGTGTTGTACAGATATAAACTGAGTCAGCTCTTGAAAACTGAACCATGTCAATCGCTTCTTCAACCAAATTACTATTATTAACGTAGTCGATACTTGAAGTTGCAAATACATTGATATTTGTTGATTCTGGGTTTGCAAATGTTAATATACCTAACAAGTATGCGTAATAGTCAGAGTTAGCAAAGTCTTGAGTATTGTTTTGTACAACAATTCTCTTGAATGTACCGTCACCAGTTGCGGTTGGGTATCTTGAATCTGCAATAAATCCAGCTAAGAAACCACTTGCACCTAATGCAAATCTATCTTCATTTGTTCTGAATTCTCTATATATATCCCACCCATCAAATCCTTCTGCGAAACAAACTGTATATTTTCTCGCATAAATGTAATAATAAGGATTTTCTTGATTTTCAGGGTCGTTTCTAAATTCTGCAACACCACACTGAAACGCTGGTTCACCACTCGTTACAAAGGCGTCACCAATAGTTACTACTGTTGCACCTGAGTCCATGTGGAAACCTTGAGTCAAATAGTTCCAAGGTAAAGAGTCTGTTGCGGTTGCCCATCCTGTTACAGGATTTTGCTTTCCTTTGTATTGTAAGAATGACAAGTCAGGACCTAGTTGTGTTGAGAATCCAAGATAAGTTCTTCTTACAATATCACCAGGAGATTCAATAGTATCTGAAGACCCACCAAAAGGAGGATTGTAAATTACTTCACCAGGATAATTGTATTTTGTTTTGAAAATTGCAATTGGGGATTTGTTATCATTATTATCATAAACTCTTTGAGTATATCCATAGAAACCACAAGGTAGTGCATCGAGTGGATAATCATTTGCCATCTCAACCATTATATACTTAGACAATAATGCGTACTCACCATCAACAGATCCGATCTTCTTAGCGACAAAATTATTAGATCCTGGATCCATTGTACAGTTTGTAAATTTCTCAATAACAACAGGATTTGCATCTGTGTCGAAGAAACTTCTTACAAGTACGTCAAATGTCATATTGTTAAATGATATGTTAGCCACTGAAACTTTAATTTCAGTATTTGCTTCAGTACCATCACTAATTGAAACGAATCTAAATAGATTGTATACTTTATTACCTCTTAATTCAGAAACTAAGTATGGTGTTTTTGGTGTTGTGTATCTTTCTAAATTCCAAGCAATAGAGTTAATATCTCTACTTCTTGCACTTTCAAGTGCGACAACATCACAACTAATACCCCTAATATATCCTTTATTATAAAGATAATCTAACATACCAGGATAAATTTCTTCAACAAATAATGGAACTTCAGTTCTGGATTTTCCAAAGTTATCAATTCCTAAAACCTTAGTTATAAACTTACTGTCAGAACCTAATAAAGAAGTCTCAAATGAGAATGTTTGAGAATCATTAGTAATACCTGAAACCAAGAAAGTTGCGTAAGGATTTTTACTTACACCAGAATAAGACCCTGAACAAACTAAAGTAACTCCAGTTGTTGCTGAAACTTGGTAGATAGGTCCGTGATTTATGCTGGTATTAGAGTTAGTATATAATGATATACCTCTCGATCTCAAAGTACCAACAATTAAATTATTATATTCTGAATATGCTGTACCGGATAATGTATACACATTACCCGATAAAGTACCACTAAAAGTACTATTTGGACCTAAAACTAAGTCTGTAACAACATAATCCCAAGAATATCCTGAATATTCGTTATCAGAATAATTTGAGAAATTAGCATAATACCAAGGATCATTGTCACCTGCAGATAAATCATTAGATGCGATGTCAACTGAATCAACACCGAACACATTATTAACATCTACATAAGTTGATATCAAATTATTATAATCATCACTATTAATTGCACCATATGCAATTAAAGTAGTTGCACTTGATGCCGGTGCGTTAGCAATTTCTGATAATAAGACATTAAAATCATTACTATAAGAGGAAGTTGATCCGTCAGATAATGTATATACATTATTTAAGTTGTCATCAATTTCAGGTACAGTAGGACCTAAAAGAGTAACAGTACTAGCACTCAATACACCAGAGAATGTAACAGTCCAAGGAGTTGCAGTAGATGGGTTTAATCCAATAGTGGTCCCATCAACATTTGCAGTTAATTTAATTGACCATGATGGTCCTGCATCATATCCTGACAATCCTAAAACTCTGGTTACAAAAAGTTGATTTGATTGTTGTAGGTATGATTTCGCAATATATGCGGCTTCGTATTTAGGGATTTGAGTTCCTACAAATTTTGTTGGTTCTGTACCGCCAAAATATGCTTGGAATTCATCGTAATTCGTGATAAAGATAGGTTCGAAAGCCGGTCCTTTGATGGTTTCACCAACAAGGCCTAGTGTAGTTACACCAACGCTCTGAGCCACGAAAGATAGATCTGTCTCTGATGTATAAACACCTGGAGAAACGAAGACCTTCTGATTAGTTTGAACTGTCGCCATTATTATATTTTTCTTGTTTGATTTATTTTATTGATAAATATTCTTATTTGAATGAAAAAACTTTACTTTTTAATATCTATTTATAAACAGGAAGAATTTTTTCTGCCTTTTTTCTACCTATGTCTAAGAATATTCGTAAAGAAATAAAAAACATTAAAATCTCAAAAGAGTCACACGACACATTAAAAAAATATTGTGATCGTAATGGACTAAAAATTTATAAGTTTCTAGAGACTTTGATTATTGAAAAATGTAAAGAAAAGAAAGATATCTACGGTGAGAATTAAACCAACTTATTTGTAAATAAAATATTACTTTCTTGTGTTGGATCTGACTTTGTAATTTCTAATCTTAAAACGTCATTAGTGTTAATCAAAATTTTATTTACATCAGTACCATAAAATTGTGAATTAATATAAACATCCCAAGAATCAACATTATTGGAAGAATCTACAGTCATATCTACAGTATAATTCTGTACTTCATCAATCACTGTAGTTCCTGAAGGGAATAAAAAATTTTGAGTGAATAGATCTGGATTCTCAGGAAACTTCTTTCTTTTTCTTCTTGAAGTTGAAGTATCTACCTCCATCATGGTAACAACTCTTGAAATTGCAGGCTTTACCTTAAACTCTTCTTCATCAATCAAATAACCTAACATTGTAAAATCATAGTTTTGAACATAGTATTTTCTCTTATCCAAATCCATAACACTTTCATCTGAAACTCCATTCATAATAATTGGTACGTACTGACCTTTGATAAATGTATACGCTTGTCGCGATGAGAATTTTTGTAAAATAATTTTATTAAACTGATTCAGCTCCCTCATTCTATTACAAATAATTCTTACATTATAAGTAATATCTACAGGTACGGGTTGTGGAATTTCATATATGTCCATACCTTGTTGATTACCGTTCCATGTAGGAACTGAAGCATAATAAAATGGCTTTCTATTTGGAATAGTATATTGTAATGATGGGTTAGTACCAAACTTTACATCAGGATTTCTAACTACAGTAATAAATGGGGGTACGGGATTAAAATCATAGTCAACAAATTTCCAGGTCTCCACAAATTGAGACCAATTCTGAGTGGTTAATAAAATATCAACTAATGGAACAACTTTTCCTGAGGTTGTCATATAAAGATCATTCTTAACAAAGTCTAACATCCCTCTATCTAAATCGGCATGAAGAACTGATTTAGGAAGATATGTCCCATCTTTATTAATATATTCCAAAAGTTGTTCTCTTCTTGAGAGAAGAGTTTTTTTCGGAACAAGTTCTAAATCTTTAATAACTTTTTTAGGAAACGCCATTAGTCAACTATGAAAATTTTATTTTTATGGTTGATCAGTTCAACTGATTTTGCATTATATACAGGTTCTTCCGTATCTTTAATAACAAAAGAGTCGTGTTTATATGGATTGTAAGTTACCGCTTTACCTGAAGGTTCTGATGGTAAATCTTTACACGGGTACTCACAATAATCAACTAAAGTTCCAATAACAAATGCATGTACGTTTTTCCTTTTTTCTATGTTAACTTTTTCTCTACCACCCTTTCTAACCCTAAATTCAACATCCTTTAATTTAACTAAATCGGCATGAGCAAAAACAATACCTGATTTTTGAATTGAAAAAGTATGTTTATGTAAGTTATAATAAACCATAACTTTTTCACCAATTAAATTATTGGATAATATATTTTTTTGTGATTCAGTTAGTAAAATAATCATAACCCTTGAAATTCGTTTTTATTTACTGGTGTAGCCATAATAGTTCTATAGAATGGTTTATACCCACCATAAGTATGTCTATTATCAGAAACAACTTTACCATCATCAGCAACACTATAGTACCTTACCCTATCTTCAGTTTCATAATAACCCAAATAGTCACCAAAAGCAATTTCAACTTGTAAGTCATCCAAAAGTTTTTGATAAACTGAAAACCTCATGTTTCCTGGTTCATCTAAATGAATTTTAGATTGAGCAATTCTTTGATTAGTCGGTGCCATTATTTGAACAAAACCTTTCAATTCCACAGGAGGTAAGAATTTAATTCCATTTTCAACGGCTTCCCCATAGACATCATCAGTCTTTGTTTTATATCTATCTATTCTATAAAGTATGACTGTGAAGTTCATATCCCCTTCAAGCCATTCTTGACCCATTTCAACATCTAACGCATAATCCTCACCACCAAAAAATTTACCAAGTCTAGTAATAGGTACTAATTTTTCCATATATTGATAAATACCGCAATTATTATTACATTTAACCAAATATTTTTTTATGAAAATATTTCCATCAATGAAAATATACTTAAGTAAAAGCCTTATACACGGGTGGGGGGTTTTTGCGTCTCAAAGAATCGTACAAGGAGAAGTATTCGAAATTTCACCAATTATTGATATGGAAATACCAAAAGGCGTAGAAAATTCTATTTTGATGAATTATAGATATAATTGGCCTCAAGGTAAAAGTGATTGGGAAAAACAAGTTATATCTGTTGGATTTTCTTTATTATATAACCATAGTGATACCCCAAACGCAGAATGGAGATCCAATTTAGATACAAATTGTTTTGAATTTTATGCGTTAACCGATATTGAGAAAGATGATGAGATATTCATTTATTATGGGGGAAGTGAATATTGGGGTGATGGTAGATCAAATGTTAAAATTATCTGATGAGTATTGAAATTAGTTTGGAATCAAAGGCAATATCTTTACTTGAAAGATATGATGGTGGAAATAACTATATTTTAGAGTTAAAGAGAAAACAACAAATAAATAAAAAATTTTACCCAACTAGAAGTCAATCAGAATATATTATAAATTTCCATGATAAACAACCTAAGGTTGCAAAAAAATGGGTGGTACTTGATTCTTATTTTGCATTAAAATTTGCAAATGAATGGAATTTGATTAGGATTCCTGAAAGATTTTGGATAGAAAAATTATTAGCAGAGAAAGAAAAGGCGTATCATGTTTGGGGTAAAATCGAAGAGGACGACCAACTAAAAGATTATTGGTTACCTAAAGCAGCAATAATAAAAGATAATACTGTTAAAGATATTGTTGTTGATTACCAAAAGTATGAAAATAGACCACCTTTGGAACATCAAAAAGAGGCCATACAAAAATTAGTTGAAAATAAAAAATTTATTTTGGCTGACGATATGGGTCTTGGTAAAACTACGAGCACAATAATAGCGGCTCTTGAGACAGGTGCAAAAAAAGTTCTAATTATTTGTCCTGCAACTTTGAAAATAAACTGGAAGAGAGAAATTGAAAATTATTCTGACAGATCCATTTTCATAGCTGAAGGTAAAAATTTTAGTACTGAACATGATTTTGTTATAATAAATTATGATATATTAAAAAATTTTCATGATCTAAAAAGCAAAACAGAAACAACGATTCAGAAGGCGAAATTTGATTTGGTGA